TTGAGTCCTTCGAGTCTATTTCCTCTACGAGGACACACATCTGGTAGGTCTTGTTTAGTATTTGAGACTGTTTGTTTTGCCAGTCCTTGTCCTCTACCTGGTCTGTAATTATAGTAAGAATCCCCAAGATTAACCCAACAAGTTCCATCATCTGTGAGCACATTTCGCACCTCTCTGAATACTTTTACTAACTCATCAATAAACTCTTCTGGAGTTTGTTCCTGTCCTATCTGTGAATCTTCACCACCATAGTCTCTTAGACCGTAGTATGGTGGAGATGTAACACACATCCTTGCCTTCTCATCAAACTCTTTGAGTGTATCTCTACAATCCCCAAATAAAATGGTGTCCCTCATTTTTTCCACTCCTCCAATATCCAAGAACTACTATTCTTTTTATCAGTACCACCAACACCCCATCTAAACTCTACTCTATCATCATCTTTGTATCTATCATATTCAGGAGTATTCATACTACCTCTATCACCACCATTTGCAAAGATAACACCATCATATACTTGCAATGCCATATCAATAGCATCACAGGCACTATCATCTTTATCTCTAAACTCAATAACCACATCTACACACCTAAGTTCTTTAATTATACTTACTCTCTCATCAATAGACATAAAAGGTTTTCCCTTCTTTCTGGTTAACCAATCATCAGAATTTACACCAACACACAATGAATAATCACCTATTTCCTTCGCTGCCTTGAAGTATGTAAGGTGACCACTATGTAATGGGTCAAATCCACCAGTAACTAATACAACTTTTTTCATAAAATCCAAGAAGGTTTACGTTCAGGTTTGCGTAGGTAATTATTCTTTACCCAAGACTTAGAGTTAATATACTTTTGATAAGCAGTAAAGGTATCAATAGTTCGATCCTTCTTAAACTCATCAGGCATTGCTCTTGTGAACCATTCTACCATACAATAGCAAGTAATAACCTCACCTGCCATCCTATGAAATGTTTTCTTTGCTTCAAATAAAGAATTAGCACATCCATGAACCTTACCATAACGATAAGTGTACTCATCAGATAATGCACATCCATGTTGAATCAACCAAGCAGTATTGAATATACTATTTGCTGCCCATTGAGTGCAAGGATGATTACGGAAAGCACCCTTAGCAACTGAATATGGTGTGCCATCTTTTTTCTTAACTAAATCATCACCCCAATCATAATACCAATGAGAGAATACAATAGAAAGCATTTGACAAGTCTCTAATGGCATCTTGACAATATGCTTATCTGGTAACTCAGTAGCAGATTTATGTGGATCAGGATTAGTTACAAAGATATTCATGTATTTAAAACCCAGATTAATCTTACTATCATCATAGCAACAATGATATAATAAATCCACATAACCCACATACCAAATTGATTATAGGTACTTCCTCTTTTGAAATTAGTAACAGGTGGAATATTCCTTTTCCACACATCACTAGACATATACTCGTCTTCTTTAATGTTCATACACTTTCTCTAATTAGATTATAAAGCTTAGTACCAAAATCACCTTTCTCTTTAGGTACTACATTCTTGGCAATAAATGTAATATCATCAAAGTAAACTTTGAAAGATACAGAATCATCTTTGAGTTTTGTATTCTTCATACAAGCATCCCAACTGCATATTCCAGCAGTATAATTCTTTGTATCCCATAATAGCATATAATCAAATGTCTTTTCAGGCAACCCTTTGTTTCTTCCTTTAAAATTCATAAGTGTTACCTCTCTGGTATATGGTTTTGTTTTAAGAAACAATCCATCCATACCCTTTGACTCATAATAGATGCCATCATGAATACCTAAGAAGTCTCTACCATTCTCAGTATCACCAACATACTGCAATTGACCACCACTATACTTTGCAATGGCAATCTCTTGTACCTCTGCCCTGAGTGGGCGTGTTTGTTGCCTCTTTAATCCATCTGTGGACTTAACCACACCAAAGATAGAGGGAAAATCAAATTGGTCGAAGTTAATCATTTTCTAATAACAGAAATAGCGGGTTCACCCCTGTTGAATATGGTATCAACTACTGCCTCAACTTTACGTGCAGTACTGATCCCAACATTATTATACACTGGAACACATACCTTTCCATGTGTCTTGTGACGGTTTCCCAAGCGGATCACTCTACCAATCGTTTGAGAGATAGTAATGTAATCCATATTCCTCATAAACAATGCTGCCTCTAATCCCTTGACATTGATACCCTCTGATAATATGCTATGATGCAATACCACAAATTTCTTATCATCATCCTTACCCCACGCATTAAGAGTCTCAAAGAACTTATCTCTACCTACCTTCTCACCATCAACAATAGCACCTGTTTTTGATGTGATAGTCATCCAAGAATAACCACGCTCTGCAAGTTCATTCTGAAACTCAGAAGCATACAATAAACCAGTAATCTGTCTGGTAGACTTAGCACAGATAAGAACCTTATCCACTTCTAATCTATCAATAGCACTAATCATATGCTCTGATTCTACCTCAGAATAGATCTCATCCTTTCTAAGTAAACGACTCTTATATACCTCAACTTTAGGTGGTAGGATGTATCCTTGATCTACTAACTTAGGTGCTGGTACATTAACAATTACATCACCATATACATCCCTATTATTCATTCCTGCTCTCTTGACAGTAAAACTATGCTTAGGAGTAGCAGTAAAGAAAAAGCACCTGTTAGACCAATCAGTTGCAAAATGTTCCACAGAAGGGAAAAAGTTTCGTTGAACACTATTGTGTGCCTCATCAAAGTAAATGGTATCTACATCAATGGTAGATCTTTTAACCTTATCAAGTGAATGATAAGTAGTAAATATAATCTTATTGCCTCTTGTGTGCTTATGCCAAAAGTAAATATCCTCAATCTTTGTTGATGAATAATGAGGTGTCTCACCACTGTGTACGTGCATCACAGAAACATTATCAATCTGTTCTAAAAACTCAGATGATAGTTGCTCTGCTAATAGTATGCGTGGTGCGACTACAACAATAGTACCACCTGACCTCTTAGCATCCTCTATCATACACATAGTTTTACCACCGCCTGTAGGGACGATGATCTGCCCTTTCATATTGGTTGCCATAGCATCCAAAGCATCAGTTTGGTGTGGACGTAATGGCATCAATGTTTCTCAGTTGAATATATTATAGCATAAAAAAACCCCCTTGAGGGATTTTGTGCCAGTTTTGCTACTGGTTTCTTAAAAAATTATAGAGCTTCCCGTACAAACCATACAAAGGTATGTATAGTAAAGGAAATTTACACTAGAAGAATTGCTCTACTCCTATAGGTTCACCAAAACTATAATCATACTCTAAAGCATCAGCACAAACATAATGCTTATGATTAGATCTTACACCCAATCTGGCACATAACTCTTTATGATTATCTGGCATTATCTCAACAGCATACAACATATTGTTTAGAATATGTTTCTCACTATGATAGTTCATCAACCGATTCTTTAGTCCAACCAAAAAATTGCCACACCCTGCTGAATTATCAAGGAATTTACTGCTAGAATCCTTAAGTAATTCAACATCAATATCATCTATCATAGATTCTACTAACTCAGGTGGTGTGAATACCTCTTGAGTTTCCTTTATTCTTTCATTAGATCTTTCTATATTAGATCCAGATTTTATATTATGCTTATTCTTTTTCATCTAAACATTTAATATAAGTTGTAATCAAATCATTCTTACCAAAATGATAACGACCATTCGTTTGTGTTGCTACTTCCCTAAACTTAGGAGCAAACTCAATCAGATTATCTAAAACTTCTGGTGATCTTACATTTAAAAAATGATGTCCCTTAGCATAATGTGTAAAGTTCTCAGTCTTTACAATGCCACTAGGTCCACATCCATACTCACCAACAAAAACATCTGCTTCAAATCTATCTTTATAATCTAGAAATTCAAAATCTGGATGTTCGGTGTGCATAGGAATCTCGTTCACTCCTACTTCAAATCTCGAAGTGTTTTTTACCTTCCAGTATTGTTTTACAGCACTGATTCCACCAGGAAATGTAGTATGATCTAGATCATCATCAACTTCACAATGAAGATATGATTTAATCTTATTTTGAGACGATGGTTTTCTTACAGAAG